GAGCTCGGCGTATCAAGTGAGCAGTGGAGCTCGATGGCGTCGCGAACGATCGACCGCGGCAGGGTGAACGGTACACGTGTGACGAAGATCGCCAACGCCATCAATGATCCGGTGTTGACCTGGTTGACCGATAACAATCACGTGATCTCGGACAGCGGTCAGGAGTTCGTCGAGGTCGCGTGCCCTTGGGGCGGTCAGCATACGACAGGCTCGAACGTCGCGTCCTATTCACCGCTCGGCCGCGGCAGTGGATCCCATGCCGAGCGCCGCGGCTTTAATTGTTTTCATGAGCACTGCCGCGAGCGAGGCTTCCGCGAATATAATGACTGGGTTGTCGAACAGGGCGGGCCCTGGGCCGCCGGCGTCGACCCGCTGCCGTTCTTGCAACAGCAATATGTATATGTCGAGAACGGATGTAAGTGGGCCGACATGAACCAACGCCCGCAGGGTGGATGGTGGGTCCTCGAGGACCGGGAGTTCGGCGGCCGGCACAAGCGTAAGGTCGATGCGCCGGGTCACGATCGGCCGGTCCAGGTGTCGACCGCGATGCTCGAGAGCGACGACACGCGTCGCGCTGCACGTATCACGTACTGGCCAGGCCGTAACGATACGTTCGATATGGACGTGCAGAACCATATCAATGCCTACATCGAGGCAACCTGGCCGGAGACCGATGAGGAACCGACCGTGTTCCTCGATCACGTCGACTACCTGCTCCCCAATGACATTGAATTTGATCTGTTCCTCGATTGGCTGGCCTGGAAGATCCAGAACCCGGGCCGGCGATCCTATGCCATGCTGATGATCGCAGAGGATGCGTTCGGCACGGGTCGAAGCTGGCTCGGCAAGGCCCTGGCGGCAGCCCTGAAGGGGCACGTCAATCACGCCACGTTCAAGCAACTCATTGGCAAGGGCACGTCCGGTGAGAACACCTATAACGACTGGGCGGCCGAGTGCCAGTTCCTGATCATCAACGAAGCCAAGGACGTGACGCGGGAGGATTTCTTCGACAGCTACGAGACGTTCAAGGACAGGATCTCGAACGACCCGACGACGTTCTGGCGCAATACAAAGTACGGTGCAGCGCGAAACGATTTTATGTGGTTCAACGCTTTGATCTTCTCGAACCATGGCGACGCCCTGGTGATCCCGGAGGAAGACCGGCGCGTTTGCGTCCTGACGAACCCGACAAAAATGGAGACGAACGATTACTATGAACGACTACACCGCAGCCTCGAGGCGGACGAACCACAGAAAATATTTTGGTATCTAAAGACGCGAGACGTATCGAAGTTTAACCATGTATGGCCACCGATGACACCCGGCAAGATGTCGATGATTGAGACGACATTGTCACCGATCGAACGCATCACAAATTACGTCAAAGAAACAACCGAGCACGACCTCGTTACACGTGACACGTTGGCGCATGAGATCCGACGTGCCGCTGCCGATCTCAGCCTGTCGGATCTCTACCGCGGATCTGATCTCGACAAGGCCGTTCGGAACATTTGGCCGAAGCTCTACAGCCTTAGACCAGGTATAAAAAACGGCGCACGCTATTCAATAAACAATAAACAGACCGAGGTTAAAGCGGTCAGAAATAGGGAACACTGGTTAGCGATAGACGCCCAACGTGACACAAACACGATCACAAAACAGTTCGACACCCGACAACGGACCCCTATTTAGGGAAAACACCCCGAATTTAGGGACAATTAGGGAAATTAGGGAAACGATTTCCCTAGTTCCCTAGTTGTTTAGTTTCAACGACTTGTTCGAGTTTTGGAGGTCAATTAGGGAATTAGGGAAACCTTCCTTAGAGCAGATAAATTAGTAGTGATGGTGGTCAGACTAATTTGAGACTCTATGGGAAATTGTCCCTAGTTCCCTAGTTCCCTAACTGGAGATTGGGAATGTCAGAGATTGTCATCGAGGAGACGATCCGCGCCGGCGAGTATCGCCAGCGTCGATTGTCACTGACTGAAAAGTGGGTCCGTGATCGCGTTATCGAACCCAACATGCATACGGCTGCGCTCCGGTTCGCGAGCGATTTTCATACGGCGCAACTCTCCGGGTACTACGCAACGTCGGACGTGCATCATAAGGTCGACAGTACGCCACAGCACGCCGACTACCTGGTGCGGAAAAGTATCCAGGCTCGAGGTGCGGTTGCCGCGGCGATGACGGCTGTCGGCAAACAGGCCGGCTCGGTGCTCTGGGATGTCATCGGTGTCGACATGAGCCTACGCGAACACATCAACCGCGGCGATGGTCGTATCACGTTGAACGACGCACGTGGCCGGCTGATCGTCGCACTGGAACATCTAGCGAGGTATTACGGATATGGATGAGAAGAATCATTGCAACATCGATGACGATGGCCGGCGCCGCGGTCTTGAAAGTTTGAGACGAATGAAAGACCTCACACCTGATCGCGGACCTGGTGCTGTTCGAGGTAATCAGATGTTCGCCGAGCGGATCGGCAAGCGTCGGTTCGATGAGCCGGGGATGGTCGTGGAAATGAAGCAATGAACTATATGTTGTGTTTATGTTCGATATCGTTGACGTGAAACACAAGATGCAGTAGTTTTTAGTAGTTAAGACATTTGCGCCCTGCCCATTCCGCGGCGGGGCGTTCGATTTTTAATCATCATTTTTCAAGAGGTGATCATGCCCGAGGTCCAGACGGCCGGCGGTAAGGTGAAGTCCTATCCCTATACCAAGGCCGGTAAGAAAGCTGCCGCCGCGGCGAGGAAGAAGAAGTCCAGTCGGATGACCGCTGCGACCAGGCGCCGTCGGGCTACGGCCAGGGCCAAGGCCAAGGCCAAGGCGTAATGGTCGAGCTCACCCTGTTATTCTTGAAGCTCGTCTTCCTGGCCTAGCCGATGGCCGAGAAGGAGAAGAAGCAGCACGGCGGACGTCGACCTGGCGCCGGCCGTAAACGTGGATCGAATTCACGTGCGACACGTGATCAGAAGGTCACCCTGGCAGATCTCGCCAGGTCGCACGCGACGACAGCCATCGAGACGCTGGTCATACTAGCCACACAGGCTGACAGCGACAGCGCCAAAATCTCGGCGTGTAAGGAACTACTCGATCGAGGATATGGTCGGGCACCGCAAGCCGTCGAGCATGAAGGAGACTTGACGTTCAACATCATCTCGGCCGTGCCGCGGCCAGAGGCCGATGCCAACTGATCTGATCTTCGACTACCAGCCTCGAGCGCCTTTCGTTTCTTTCCACATGCGGAAAGAGAAACGTGCCTGTCTGGTATGTCACCGCCGGGCCGGTAAGACCGTCGCACTTGTAGCCGACCTGGTCGATCACGCACTGCGATGTACCGAGCCGCAAGGACGGTTTCAGTTCATCGCACCGCTGTTCCGCCAGGCTAAGGACATTGCCTGGACGTATGCGAAACAACAGACAGCGTTCCTCGGATCGCATCGGAAGATCAACGAGAGCGAACTCTGGGTCGAGGTGCCATCGGCCGCGGGGACGTCGGCCAGGATCCGGCTCTACGGAGCGGATGCTCCAGATACCCTTCGCGGAATCTACAGCGACGGGATGGCGATCGACGAAATGAAAGACGTCCATCCGGCGCTGATGCAGGAAGTGGTCCTGCCGGCACTGGCCGATCGGGATGGGTTCCTGACGGTGAGTGGAACGCCAGGCGGATACGATGAATTCTACAACCTCTATCAGCGATCGTTGAGAGAGGCGGAATGGTTCTCACTGATGCTCAAGGCATCCGAGAGTGGGATCCTTGACGAAGACACGTTGCAGAACCTGGCGGCCGAGATGCCGCCGCCGAAGTATGCACAAGAGCTCGAATGTGATTTCGCCGCCGCAGCCGAGGCGCAGTTCATCCCGACAGAGATTGTCGAGGAGGCTGTCGCCCGCCGTGAGGCGCCCGACGGCAACATGCCGGTCGTCCTCGGTGTCGACGTGGCAAGGTTCGGTGACGACCAGAGTGTGATCTTGACGCGCCGCGGCCGCACGATCGAAGACGTCAAACGATATGCGAAGAACGACCTGGTGTTCCTATCGAACGAGGTCATGAGATGGGCTGACAACGTCAAGCCGCAGATGATCTACGTGGATGGCGCCGGCGTTGGCGGCGGTGTCGTCGACTACATCACGACAGCCGGCTACCCGGTCCGTGACGTCCAGGTCGGACGCAAGGCTGACGACGCGGTACGTTGGGCCAATAAGCGGGTCGAGCTTTGGGGCGAGATGCGCGACTGGTTGAAGAATGCACAATTCCGGATCCCGGACGAAGAGGTCGCCGTCTTGAAGAGTGATCTCCTCGGGCCCGGATACAAGTACACGGTCTCCGGACAGTGTGCGCTGGAGAAGAAGGAAGACCTGAAGAAGCGCGGTATCGCATCACCTGACGTCGCCGATGCATTGGCTCTGACGTTCTTCGAACGCCTGGCGCCGGCCGGCATCATCAGGGTCGCGATGCGCGCGCCAAGGCCGGCAGCGGAATACGACGGGCTGCGATACTGATGCACGTCGATATCCGTGAGGCGACCGAGTTCGATCTGGTGTGGATGCTCGATGCGGCTGAGAACATCATCGACGAAACAAGTTACGACCTGACGTTTAACCGAGATCACGCCCGAGATCACCTCAGGCATTACGTGTCCGGCACGCCAGGATGGATCGCGCTGCTTGCAGAGACGGAGAGCGAGGTTGTCGGTGGAGTGTTGATGGCCGAGAGCCTCGAGTTCCACGACACGCCGTTGTTGTACGTCACCAAGTTCTGGGTTCTGCCGTCAGGTCGGAGGACCCGAGCAGCGCGATCGCTCCTCGAAGGCGTCGGCAACTACGCAGAGGAACGGAACTGCACGCACATTTTTGCGACGGCGACCGCCGGCCTCGATGCGCGCGAACAAAGGTTGTTTGTCAACCTGCTTACTAGATCTGGGTTCCGGGACACCGGGCCGGTCATGATGAAGGAGATGTAATGAGTAAGTTTATACCGACCCCGACACCTTTGCCGAAGGCACCGCCGCCGGTCCCAACATCCGCAGACCCCGAAGTGAAGGCGAAGAAGAAGTCCACCAAGAAGGCCGCGACTAACCGCATGGGGTATGGCCGGACGGACCTCACACGCACTGTCGGCGGTTCGATAGGTCAACCCGACACGGCTCGAAAGACGCTCGGATGATGTATCTCATGATGGAGGAGATCTGATGGGGAAATTCATGCCCAAAGCACCAGCGGCCCCTAAGATGGAGCCGCTGCCGACACCCGAAGACCCCGAGGTGAAGAAGAAGCGCGACGACACGAAGAAAGCCGCGCGCAACCGCATGGGGTACGGTAAGACGAACCTCACCCAGGCTGTAGGCGCCCCGATCGGTGACGCTGACACGGCACGGAAAACGCTTGGATGATCGATCTCAAGCCTGTCGAGATCACCGAGCGGCTCTACGCCAAGAGAAACCAACGCAGCAACCTCAACCAAATGTGGGAGGAGCTCGCTGAAGTCCTGGCGCCGGAGCGGATCGGGTTCACGACACAGAACCGCGGCAATCGTCGATCGGACAAGATCTACGACACGACACCGATCACGTCCAAGCGTTCACTGGTCAACTCGATCGGTGCCATGTTACGACCGAAGTCCAGCGCACCCGGCAAGTGGTTCGACATTGTTCCCGAGGATGAAGAGCTCCTCGAGAAACAGTCAGTCAAGGACTGGGTCGACTTCGCCGAGGAACGTCTCTGGCGTGCGCTCTACAACCCGAGGGCAGGGTTCATCCAGACGACCGGCGAGCTCGATGATGACCTGGTGACGTTTGGGACGTCGGCCGGTTTCATCGGCGTGCGTGACGACCAAAGCGGTCTCAAGTTCAAATCATTCCACTTGAAAGACATCTACATCGGCGTCGATGCAGACAATCACCCGACCGAGGCGTATGTGGTTGAACACCTGGACGCGCGCCAGGCGGCCGAGAAGTTCGGTGAAGATAACGTCGGCGTAAAGACCCGCGAGGCATTACGCGAGAAGAATAGCCAGGACAAGGACAAGATGTTCGAGTTCATCTGGTTGACGATGCCGCGTTACGATCGGGATCCGAGGGTCCGTGACAACCTCAACATGCCGTTCACAAGTGTCGTCATCGATGTCGAGAGCGAACATAAGGTCCTCGAGGAAGGCTTCGAAGAGTTCCCGTTTATATTCCCACGCTGGGATACCCGCAGCGGTGAGATCTATGGAAGGGGACCTGGCGTCCTCGCATTACCCTCGGTGCTCTCACTTAACCAGATGGGCAAGACGATGCTCCGAGCCCTACACCGGGCCGTCGATCCGCCCTGGCTGTTGCCATCCGACAGTATGGTCAACGCGCCACAGATGCGGCCAGGCGGTGTCAGCTACTATGACGCCAAGGCAATCCGTAACCTCGGCATGTCGAAACCATTTCAACAAATGACCTCGGACGCCCAGGTGCCATGGGGTCTGAACGCGCAATCAGCGGAACGCGAGCAGATCATGTCCGTGTTCTTCAAGAACATCCTGAACTTGCCCCTCGAGGGTCCTCAGATGACGGCGACGGAAGTGATCCAGAGACGTGAGACCTTCGTCCGTGAGATCGGCAGCGTATTCGGGGCTTTGGAGAGCTCGTACACAGGACCAATGGTCGAGCGGTGTTTCGGCATCATGATGCGCCGCGGCGCGTTCGGTGACGTCAACACGATCCCCGAAGAGCTCCAAGGTTCGGAGATCACGTTCCGCTTTGCGAGCCCGGTCGAGAAAGCCAAGCGACAGATCGAGGAAGGCACGGTTGGCCAGGCGATCGACAAGATCCTGGCCGTCGGTCAGATCAAGCCCGAGGTCATGAACCGGGTCAACTGGGATGAGTACGGTAAGTTCATCGCCAAGAGCAACGACTTCCCCTCATCACTCCTCCTCGACGACGCCGCGGTTCAAGAGATGGCCGCAGCCCAGGCTCAAGCCGCAGAAGAAGAGATGGCAATGCAGGGCGCCGAACGTATGGCCGGCGCCGCTAAGAGTATGGGCGGCGCACCTGAACAGTTGGTCGAAGGTCTGTTGCCGCAAGGCTAGGAGAGACGATAGATCGTGAAGAAGATAGCACTGGAGCCCGACCTCGAGGCCTTCACCTCGGCGTTGATCGGCTCGGTTGTTGGACGCGAGTACAACAATGTCGACGTCGCTCGGGACTTTCGTCATCTGATGATGATGGATCCACCCCTCGGCAAACGTGTTCTGTTTATGCTTTTGACCTGGTGCGGTGAGTTCGACGAGCCGCCGGAGGGCAATGAAGATCTGCAACGGTGGGCCGGCAAACGCGAGGTTGCAGCGCGCATCAAGGCGGCGATGTACGCCGACCTGTCGAGCCCCATAGATTGAAAGGTGACTACTAATGGCAGAGGAAACGATCGACGGCGCTGAAGCCTCGGAAGAGGGGACGGCTAACCCGGAGACGGAAGCTCCTGATACTGACGTCGAGCCTGGTGAGGCGACCTGGCGCAGTACCATTGAAGATGAGAAGACCCGCAAGTTAGCGGATCGGTTCAGTACGCCGGCCGACATGGCGAAAGCCTACGCCGAGCTCAACACCGAGTTCTCGCAGCGCATCAAGGTGCCCGGCGAGGACGCAAACGACGAGGACCTTGCGAAGTTTCGGAAGCTCATGGGCGTGCCGGAGAGCGTCGACAACTACACGTTGTCGAAGCCCGACCACATCGATGAGGGTACGTTCGAGTCCGAAGAGTTCCAAGGTATGCTGCAAGGCGTTGTTGGTCGGATGCATGAGGCCGGCGCCACGCAAGCGCAGGTCGATGCCGCGATCGGAACGTACTTCGAGCTCGAGGCGGTGCAACAAGTTACGACCGCACAGAACGATGAAAGGTTTCAGAAGGACGCCGAGGCCGGCCTAAGACAGGAGTGGGGTGAGGATTTCGATGCCAACCTATCATTCGCCAAACAGGCGCTGTCGAAGTTCGAATTCGGTGAGGACCTGAAACAAACGGAGCTCTCGAATGGGATGTTGCTCGGATCCAACCCGGACTTTCTACGGGTCATGGCCAACTACGGCCGCATGACCGGTGAAGGATCATTGCAGTTAGGGCTCCGCGGCACCGAAGCCGGCACCAACTTGCAGAAGCAGTACGATACGTTGACTGAGGACATGCACAACGCCATGGCCCTCGGTAACACGGAGAAGGCCAAGCGCCTCGATGCGGAGCGCCGTGACATAGGTGAAAGCCTGTTCGGCACGGGCCCCGTACCCGGGCGCGCGGCGTGAAGACACGGATCCACGTCAATCAGCATGTGATCAAACGCAACCGGAAGACCGGGGCATGTGATCCTGTGCTGACGTGTAAGACACACAAGTCGAACGACTACGCCCATGAGGTCGAGATCAAGGGGCCTTCTCGCGTCGTCTACCGACCGGATAAACCATTAAGCTGCGGGGCGCATGTCTGGATCGAAACAGAAGCCGATGTGGTTACACGATCGAATGCTGAAAGCTGACGGTTTCGACGACGCCGTCGTCGGTATCGGACATCGATGTGGCCAGATCTCGCTCCTCGTTTATGACGTGGAGAAATGCGTCAACATCTTGATGACGCGTGACGATATGACGCTGGACGAAGCGGAAGAGTATTTCGAGTTCAATGTCGCCGGCGGCTGGCATGGAGCGGGGACGCCGATCTGGCTGTACCCGAACCAACTAAAGAATATCAACCTGGAGGACTACTGATGTCGACTTCGATTAAGAACGCGTTCATCAAGTCCTACGGCAAGAAAAAGAAAAAGACGCCGGCGAGACCCGGTAAGACAAAGACGACGAAGCCAAACAGAAAGAAAACCACCTAAGACATTTTCGCGCGCGCGGTGTGGCGGACGCTCCCCTCCCTGGGCGTCCGCCACCTTTATTTTTTAGTTTCTTTTGAAACATGGGCTGAACCCGGTAACCGCCTCTGGCGCCCGGCGAAGGTCAACACAGTCGAAGAGGCGCTGATGCCTGGCATCGGTTAACCCGACCCGACCTGTCTCCCCGTAACCACTCGTTAAAGGAGACACATATGTCGACGAGTATCACAGCCGCCTTTATAGGCGACTACAACAAAGACGTTCACCACGTCTTCCAACGCGAAGGCGGTATGCTCAAGCCTACCGTTTACGTGAAAGATGGTGTCGTCGGGTCCACAGCTTATTTCGAAAAGCTCGGCACCGGCGTCGCTACAACCAAGTCACGCCACGGCGAAATAACGCCTATGAACGTCAGTCATGTACAGCCGTCAGTTTCCCTTTCTGACTTTTACGCTGGCGACTGGCGTGACCTACTAGACGAAGCCAAGACCCACATCGAAGTTCGGATGAA